TTGACTTTAGTGGCCGTTGTGGCTTTGTCTGCCGCCGCCGCGTGCTTACTCTCATTAACAGTAGCGTTAATACTGATATTACCACTACCGTCGAAATTGGCACTTCCCGACGCATTGCCCGTCAGGCTGATAGCACGGGCAGTAGCGAGTTTAGTCGCAGTAGCGGAGTTGCCGGAGCAAGCGGCCGCCGTGTCGGCATTAGCAGCATTTACTTTACTCCATGCGGTCCAGTTTGTGTTATTGTATTCACGTGTGTAGTAGACCGCCGCATTATTAGGTCTATATTCCTGCTTAACCGTGCCGATAGAATAAACCGTGAGAATACCCCATGCATTATGCGGCCTGTTTGGATACGTATTACCAGTGCAATAGTAGATACCCGTCGTTTTGACGTTATTAAAGTCTGTATTATTCGCGAGTGCACTGATATGCATATAGGCGTTCGTATCCGTGAAGGCACGCCCGTTCGTGTCCTGCGTCGCCTTATCCGCGTGCGCCGCCTGCGATACGCTTACATTGATACTCACGTCGCTCGTACCGTCGAAAGTAGCCGCGCCCGTCGCGTTTCCCGTAATATTAATTTTACACGCAGTACTCAGCTTACTGGCCGTCGCGGCATTACCCGTCGTACTGACCGAAGCTGTCCCCTTGAGCTTTGTCGCATCGAGCGTCTTGACGTTGATAGTAGCATTTGCCGTGCCATCAAAAGTAGCCGCGTCAGCCGTTACCGCGCCGCCAAGATTGAGCGAGCGGGCTGTCTGTAGCTTCGTAGCACTCGCCGCGTGCGTCGCTTCATCGGACAGTGTTGCATGTGCATCCTCGACCCACGTACCGTTCTCTGCGTCCGTCAGCGTGTACGTCTTCTTGAGGTCGGTACGGTAGCACTTCATCCCCTCGAACAGGTTGTTTGTCGGGAACGCCGTGCCGCTGTTCATGCTCTGTATGGACTGCATCGTCTCGTTGATAGTCGTGCGCGAGTCCTTGACGTAGTCATTGCCATTTATTTCTTTGTACTTCTGCATTTGTTCACCTTCTTAGTATCCAACGGACTGCCATGTGACCGTGCCTTTCGCCCGCGTGCCGTCCGCTTTCAGCAGTTCCACCTTGAAGTAGTAGCCATCCTTGTCCTTGTCAATCTCCGTGACGTTCGGCGTGATGATGCCGTCCGCCGTACTGCCGCCGCGCAGCGTGACCGTGACTTCCGGCCTCGTGTAGTAGTGTTTCGAGAAGTGGACCGTCGTTGCCGCGCTCATGTCCGTTATGATCGTCGTGCCTCTGTCCACCGTGTCGTCGATATCGACATGCACGACGACGTTGTAGACCGCAGGTTCAGCACCAAACGAGCCAGGTGTGACTGCCAAGCGGACGAGTGCCTTCTGGTACTCGTACTCGCCAACGATGTACGGAACGAATCGCTCGTAGCCAGTCGGCTGATTGACAAGCTGCTGGAACTCGTCTGCCGTCATGCCGCCTTTTCGGACAGCCACCTCTTCAATGATGCCATCGAGCGCACGCAAGAAACGGTCATCTACAGCCATAGCCTCGCTGTAACCGCCGCCCAAGTCACGTCGCATATGCTCATATAGGCTGGCCTTCTCCATGAACGTGCGGAACGTCTGAGCGCGATGATACTGCCGCTCCGTCGTGCCAATCTGCTCTGCCGTAGGCTTGTACACATCAGCCGCGCGGCGGTCGCTTGTCCGTATCGTCTCGAACTTGCCCGCCGTCACATGATTGTCCTCGTCATCGCCGAGGCTGGCCGACTCGCTCCACGTCCTCTTGAACGCCGCCGCACGCAGAGACGCGTCGAGGATACCGAGTTGTTCGCGCGGGGATTCCATGATTTCCGAGTGGCTGCGCCTCGTGATCTTGACGCCTTCCCTCTTCGGCACATCCATCTCGCGATAGGATGACTCAATCACCCGCGCCGACTCCAAGATGGTCATGACGTAGTTGATGTAGTCCCAGTACGTCTCGTGTACTCCGACCTGCTCACGCTTCGTACCGAGCAGGTCAGCCCATCTCCGCGTGTCAGCGAGCTGCACCGCATCACGCGCAACCTTGCCCGCCGCTGAGGTCATACCGTCACGCAGAGAGAAGGTCTCTGCATCGTCACGCGTATAGACAAGCGGCGCCATATCATCCCACACATGGACGGCCTGTACTGCGTCCCATGTAAAGTTGGCTGTATCCCACGTGTAGTACGCGCCCTTCGCGACTGCCGTTGCCATCTCGCATCACCTCTTAAGAGAGCGTGAACTGGAAGTGCGATTCGTAGGTATCATCTGCGCCCTTGTTGATAACGTTGAACGTCACGCGGTCAAGGAAGGTTCCGCCCGTAGCCGCATTGCAGATGCCCGCCTCCGTGATAGCCCCCGTAGCTTCACCTGCATTGAACTTCGTCGTGAACGTGAAGACCTTCGTGCCAGCCGTGTGTGCATACGTTGCGCCCTTGCGTGCAAGCTCCGTCGTGAGTGCCGTCTGTGTTGCCGCCGCCGCCGTCGTGCCAGTGCCGACAGCCGTATAAGCCATACAGGCCGGGCGGCCCGAGCCTTTGCCGATTGCATCCGCGATGAAGTCGAAGCCGACATTGAGGATGAGATTGTCCTTGCGATGTACTTCAACCGTCCCATCTGGATGGCGCAGGATGCCGATATGTGTACCTTTGAGTTTGAGTTTCTGTTCCATGTCCTTCTCCTTATAACTTTGGATAGAGATAAATCGTTGAGAATGTGCCGACAGGCTTTGCTTTCGCGTTCCCACTCACTGTCATATCGTAGTTGAGCGAATAAGCGTAGAGCGTGCGCACCGTCTCGCTCTGGCTGAGTGCCAGCGTATACCAGTCTCGCCCGAGCGGCGGTGCAATCTCCTTTGTTGTGACCGTGACGCCATCACTGCCGCGCACGTAGAAGCACGAAGTCTTCGCGTCATAGCCGAGCACGAGGAAACCGTCATCGCCTGCCACTGTCGCGATCAAAATATCGCCAAGGCCGTTCTTCGCCGTCGCATTGAATGACAGCGTGAAGGTGCGCGGGACGTTGACCGCATAGGCAAGCCGCGTCGTATCGCCAATCGTTGCGCCCTTGTGCCATCGCCCTAACGCATAATCTATGGCGTGTGCGTCCGACGGCGCGTTTCCCTTCGTGCTCGTCAGGTCGCCGTCCATCTGCATGATATCCAGCACCGCGTCGTCCGTGATGCCGACATACCGCGCGATTTCCTGCCGTACCTGCACACCGTTCAAGTCGCCGACCGTGCCGTTCCAGACGGTACGCGCCGCTTCCTCGCTATCCCATAGCCACGCTATGTCGTCGAAGCAAAGTGTGTCGTTCGTCTGGCCGATGCAGGCGAAGTCAAGCCAGTTCCGCGCGCGGTACTTCTGCGGCAGCTGTACATCAATGACATACTCGCCGTGATTCACGTCGCGGTCCAGCTTGAGCTGTTCGCCTACTGCGTCGTAGTACATGCCGACCTTAGTGCCGCCATACGCGACAGCTTTCTGATCTAGCTCGATAATGACGTTCTTGTGCTCGTCCTTCTGGTTCGTCAGATAGACATAGGCTGCGTTCTTCGAGTAATTGTTGTGCTCGTCTACAGCCTTGATGAGCATATAGTAGTCGCCGATGTTCGGGTAGATGTAGCGGTGCTTGTTATCTTTCGTGTCAAAGATTGTCAGCGCCCTGTCCCAATCAGGTATACTGCCCGCCTTCACAACGTAGTGCACGCCGTGAATCGGAATAGCATCCCAATAGAAGTACAGCTGCGAGTCGTTGCGCTCGACAATGAAGTTTGTAACGTCTGGTATCTCACACCAGATTGTCGTACTCTCGCCCTCGCCGAACTGGTCGTAGTATGCGACGCGAACGGTCTTGATAACCTCGCCGCCCGTGTACAGGAAAAGGTTATCCGTGACAGAATACTTCTCATCGTTGACGTACACATTCGCGCCGATACAGTCAAGCGGTATTGCCAAGAACGACACGATCGTGCCTTGCTGGTCTTTTGTGAGTGCAAGGTCTGTCGGTGCAAGCGGTCTTGCCTTCGTGTAGCGTATGACCGCGCCAGCACTTGCCTCGCCGTCCTTGAGCACGACGTAGCAATAGGCATGGCCGACATACGTCAGCGGCAGTTTCGTCGATGTGTTCTCGCGCGTCCGCTCCAAAAGGCCAATCTCGCTGCCGACATTCGCGTTCGTGCGAATCTCGTAGTAAGCGAGATCGTCTAGCTTGCTCGTGTGGTCCCACTCTAAGACGCCGCCGAGCCGGTCGAAGGTTAGATGGAAATTCTTGACGTCTGGCACCTTGCTCGTACCGTCCGACTTGATCTCCTCTGCCGTGAATCCGTTCGCCAGATTGACCTCACGTGCCGTCTCTGTGAGGAACTGCCGCAGCAGTGTCATGAGATACCGGCCATCGCCCTTCACGACTGTGGGAAGGTCTGGTGCTTTCAGGATTCTTGCTTTGTCATCTGCCACGTCCTCACCCCTTTCAGCCGCCCATGCCCTGCGCTACAGCCTGACGCACCTCGTCTAGCAGAGCCTTGTCCTGCGACACATCGTACTCGTTTTGGTTGAGCGCGAAGAGCGTCGCCAGCCGCACTGTGATATCGTTCAGCACCTCGTGGACAAACGGCATATCGCCGGTCGCATCCATGATCTGCGGCTTTGTCGCGAAGTAGCGGAACCGCAGTGTGTCGATATCAGGATCCGTGAACGTCACGGCCTGCCCTGTCACCTTGATGGGATAGTTGCCGCACGAGATGATGTAGTCGGGCGGCAGGCTCTCGCTGTCATGCAGCGTGATTTCCTTCACCATCTGCGGCGACTTGCCTGTAGCGAGCTGGTGGCAGATCTCCTGCACCGCCGTATTGAGGAAGCCGATGCAGTCCTCTGTCGAATATTCGTCTGAGATGTCATGTCCGGCCGCCTTGAGCCGGGCAATCGCTTTTTCTACCTGCATCATCTCACCTCACATCCAGAAAGGCATCCGCGAGCGCACATTGGACAGCCTGCGGCGCGGGATGACCGAGTCAACCGCCGCCGAGACAGCCTGTGTCAGCGTGTCCGCATCGCCATTGTTGAGCACGAGCCGCGCCATCTTGACGAGAATATCGAAGAACACATCCGGCAGGTCGATGCTGTCTTTCGCCACGTCCGTGACCTCTGGTACACCACCAATGTAGTTGAGCCGGAACCCATGATGCTTGACGTACAGCCGCCCGCCGAAGAGGACGTAGTTCCTTTCTCTGAGCCGCGCCAGCGACGTAGCCGGATACAGGTTGTAGTAATCACTGCTGCGCTGTACCGACACAAGCGAGATATAGCCGTCCGGCAGCTCCACGCCCTTGTGAGCGAAGTCCTCGTGCTCTTTCGGTTCATATCCCTCTACGTCCTTGTTCACCTCGTTCTCCGCGTCAATGGCCTTGTTCATCTCGCGCTCGTCGTAGTCCACTGACTTGCGCAGGAACTCGCTGTCCTTGTGCGCGAGGCTGATATTGAGATAGCGGATGACCTCGTTGATAGCCGAGATGATATCATAGTCGCTGTACTTGACCTCGTCGTTGTCCTGTTCCTTCTGCCGCACGGCCCGCAGTATCTTGATAGCCTTCATCATGCACCACTCCAATACTTCGCGCTCTGGATCACAGCGAACTCAGGATGCAGTCGGAAGAACTTCATGACGTATTTCTGATACTCATGCTTGTCTCCAGCCGCCCGCGCCCGCTTTGCCTCGATGAGCCACGGGTCGAAGCTCCAGTATTCCGGCGGGATATACCCGAGCGGAACCATGTTCTTGCCGCGTGCCCGGCGCTCTGACACATCTTTAGCCATCGCAACGGCCTGCGAGATGTCGATGGTGTTGCGCACGCGGACTTTACCGTCGTCCGTCTCGTATATCTCCTGTTTGGTAATCACATCGTCACCTCCAATAAAAAAAGGGACTCTCGAAGAAAGTCCCCCATGCTACCTATGTCAGGCCGGCAGATTGACGATAGAGCCAGATGCCTTCGGCTGCGTGCCCTTGACGCCGAACGATGCTTCCAGCACGAACTCCTCATACGTACCTTTCTTAGCAAGGCCCGTGACCTCATGCGGACGCACGAAGTACTTGATACCCCAGTAGTTCATGTCGAGCAGGTCGATGCGGTCGTTTCTGTACTGACGATGGACCTGTGCCGTGATCGTGCCGAAGTCGCTGATGTACGTGTCCGTGATGTTCGTGACCGTCTTGTCCTTCTGGTCGCGGCGCTTCGATGCCTGGCCCGTGATGACAGCAGAGAAGCGGCGCTTGTTCGCAGCACTCATGACAGCGACCGTCGGGTCGCCGCCGCGCTTGTAGCACATCTCCATGACGTCGTTGATGTTATCCTCCGTGAAGGCCGTGCCAGCGCCGTCAACGACGTTGTTCTTGAGCAGGAAGAGGTCGCCACTGCCTGCCGTGCCGAGTGCGATGACCTTGCCCGTATCCGCCGACGTAGCCTCAGAGCTGTCTGCGGCAAGTGCTTCGTCGAGCGAATAGAAGAGATCGAACGTCGTGTCGCTCTTCTTGCGGATGTAATACTCGCGGTTCGCGGCAAGGTTCTGCGGCAGCTTTGCCTTGTCGGCGGCGATGAAGTAGACGAAGTCGCCCGTGTTGAGCTTGTGCGCCTCACTCGTCGTGGCCGTGTTCGCCGTCGAGTCGAACGTGACCTTAAGCTTTTCCTCCTGAAGGAAGAACGGAACGCCGCCCGTCTTTGCCGGAGTCATGCCGGACTCAAGTCGAGAGACCGTATTCATCGCGATAGCATACTCCATGTCGCGTGCCATCTGCTTGAATGCCAGCTCCTTCTGGCGCGGGAACTCATCCTGCTGGTTGTACTGCTTTGCCGTCTTGCGCTGTGCGTCCGAAACGCGGCCGGTCGTCTGGAAGAACTGCACCGTGTTGTTCAGACGGTCGAGCGAGCCAACCTTATCCGTCTTGTAGTCTTCCATCTCAAGATGAGCGTTGACCTTAGGCGGCTTGAGCGATTCAGTGAGCCAGTTGAAGTTCAGCTGCGTCGCGTCCTCTTCGGTCGGGAAGTCACGCAGGAAGAAGTTATGGTCCGGGTCGATGTTCGTGATGATCGGGGAGAAATCTTCCTTCTCACCTTCTGCCTCATACGTTACAGACTGCGACGTAGAGGTATTGACAATCGGGTTGTTTGCCATGTGTTTTCACCTCGTATAGATTGTTGACTGTATATAATACCGTGGCCACGGATATTATCGGAGATAGGTTCGCAGGAACTCAGAGCGCTGGCGCGGCGTCATGCTGCGCATCTTGCCCCAATCCACTGCCTGCGGAGCGGATGCACCATGCTGGCCGGGCTGTTCGACGCGCGGCGGCCGCTGTCTCTGCGGCGCAGGCTGTGGCGTAGTGCCGACGCCCGTTGCTTTGGCATAGTAGGCCTCTTTCGTCTTCTTGTAGTAGTTGTCGAGAATGTCTACATCTGCCTTCACCGGGCGTCCCGCGAGGAATCGGTCGATGGACTGCTTGACTTTTGCGCCCTCGTCAAAAGGCAAGGTCTTGTAGTACTCGCCCATCATGTTGTCGATGTCATTGTAGTGCGGGTCCTTCTGGTACTCCTGCCACTTCGGCATGATGGCCTGCATCGTCTCCTGCGTCTCGCGCTGGATGGCCTGAATCTGCTGTGCCTGCGCCGCCCGCTGACGCATGATTTCCTGCGAGATGGCGTTGGTGTTGAAGCGGACTGCCGCCTCAAATGCCTGCGCCTTCTTCTGCAATTCCTCGTCATCCGAGAATTTTGCATCGTTGAGTTGCGCTTTCGTCACGCCCAAATCCTCGCAGGCTTTCTTCTCAGCGAGCTGCGTGATCTGTTCATAGACCGCCGCCCGCGCCTTCTGTGCCTGCTGCATCTGCTCGGCGGTCGGCTGTGGCGGTGCCTGCGGTGGCTGCTGCGCCATCTGCTGACGCGCCTGCGCCTGCTGCATCTGCATCATCTGCATCTGTGCCGCGTTGATGCGCTGCTGCTGAATAGCCGCCGCATAGCCCTGTAATTCCTGTGGTACGCGTGCAGGGTCAATCTGCTGTCCCGTCGCAACGAGCTGCACAAGGTCATTTGCGCTGTACTGCTGCGGTGCCTGCGGCTCCTGTGGCGTTGTCTCCTGCGGTGCCTGCGCCTGTGTGGGCTGTGCCTGCTCTTCAGACGGGAACACGACCCTGCGGCGGCCAGTCTCAGGGTCTACCTGGATTGCCGCATCAGGCACGTGCTTTTCTTCGGCCTGTGGTGCTGCCGCCTGACTACCTGCGTCCGGCGTGCCCGTATCTGCTGCGGGTGCTTCCGGTGCTGTGTCGGGAGCTGCGCCGCCCGTATTCATCTCATCATCCATTATTCATTGCCTCCTTATGCAGCGCTTCCGCTGCCCTCTTCCCTTTGCTGACGGCCGCCTTGAGCTTCCCATAGAGGTCTGTGGCCGCTCTGTAATCCGCCTGCACTTGCATCAGCGCTTCCGTGTTCTCAGCTTTGAGCAAGTCGAGCAGGGCTTTTTCGCCAGCCGCCATCACCCACTTATCGCCGAACTTCGTCAGCAGCTCCTCAGCTTCACGGCCCCGTTGTGCTTCATGTGTAAGCCTCAGCTTCTTTTCCTGTGCCGTCTCATCTGCCGCCATAGATTGCACCTCCTGCGCCGCTCGTGTAATGCTCTACGATAGCTTTCTGTGTGTCCTCAATCGCTTTATTCGCGAAGCTCTGCGGCGTCGTCGTGATGCCAAGCTGCTGAAGCGCCTGTATCTGCGCGTCAATCGGGAGCTCAGAGAAGCGAGCCGAGAGTTTCGCAAGCTGCTTCGCCTTGATATCCTGCTCTTTAAGCTGCAACTGCGCCTGTGTGAGTGCATCCTGCTTCTGCTCCGCCGCCTGCTGTGCCTGTGCAGCCTGCGCCTGCATCTGCTGATACTCGTCGGACTCAGGATCGAGCAGGAACTTCGCCGTTGAGCGGATGCCCATGCGCTCCAAAAGCTCCTTCGTGACTTTGTACCACGACGATGCATTGACGATGCCGACCTGCTGCAACGTCGGATAGAGCTGCTGAATCAGCACCATGAGATACTGGATCTCCGCTTCCTTCGTGCCGGCACCCTGCCCGACATTGACAACGAGGTCATAGTCGAGATTGAGCTGGTCGCGCCGGATAGCGATATCTTGATTGAGCAAGCGGATGACCTGCCCATCGTCAAGGAACTTCTGGCAGAGCAGGATGAGGAATTTGACAATCGGGATCCATGTCGTCTCGGCGAGGAACCTTGCAATCAGCTTGATTTTCTTGTCCGCCGCGCCCATGATAGCCGAAATGCCAGTCGCCGTCATGTTCAATGAATTGCTATCGAGGCCCTGATTGTACCTTGTCGAGCCGGACTGGCTTTCCAACTCATTCTGCGCGTACTGGATGAGCGTCATCGCGTTCGGGTCCGTCGGCACGCTTGGTGGGAAGAGGATAGCCGCGCTCGGGTCGCCCTCTGTCGGTACAAACTCCTCGCCGTCCATCATTGCATCCATGTCCACGGCCTGTTCATTGACGAACTTCTGGCCCCGGCAGTTCTTTGCCGTCGCAATGATGATCTGACGCACGAGTGCCGTCTTCAAGTCTTGCAGCTGCTCCCACTCCTCAGCGAATCCCGTCTCGTTGAAGATGGAATACGGCTCGTACTCCGGCGAGAACACGAAGAACGGCGGCATCTCGAACGTATTTGTCTGTATCTTGAGTGGCGTATCGCCGACAGCGTGCACGATGACATGCTCCATCACGCCGTCGTTGTTGTAGTCCACCTTGAGATACGCTTCATACAGCTCATACTCGCGAGAAGCCGTGTCGCCGTCGCTAAGAAACTCGTTGATGTTCGTCAGCTCTTTGTCGTGCTCGATATCCAGCGTTGTCCAGCGGGCGGAACCATTGTCACCCTGCGAGAGCGCTTTGTCGATGTTGCTGTAGACGCCCTCAATCTCCTTGCGCTTGAGATAGTCGCCCTTCACGATCTTGCGCTGTGCGACGAACTTCGCGTCGTGCAAATCTCTCGTCTCATGCGTGAACCGCAGCTCGCTCGGCGACATGTTCTCCAGCACCGGTGTATTGCTCTTGACTGCAATCACATCGAACGAGACGATGAGGAAGTCGCCCTGTGGATCCGCTTGCTTCAAATCTGTAATCTCAATGCGACCGTTCTGCTGCTCGATAGCAAGCATCTGCATCATCTGTGCGTCAGCAAGCACCTGCATTGGCTTCCTGTCCTCGTCTCGATTCCAATACACCTTCGCGCAGCCGAAGTTCGTGACGAGTCCGTCCTTTGCCAACGTCGCAATGAACGTGAAGAAGTTATTCTTCTTCATGACAAAGTAGTTGATGACTTCCTGCAAGAGCTTTGCGTTGTCGTCATCTTCTACGGACTGCCCGACGATATCGACCGGCGAATCGTTCGCGCTGAATACCTCGATGAGATTCGGCAGAATCCAGTCGATCGTCGTCTTGATATCCTTGCTTACCCAGTTGTTCAGCTCCGAGAGCGACGGGAACTTCTTCTTGTACAGTTCCTTATCTGCCCGATAGAGCTTCAAGCGCCGGATAATCTTCGGTTCGACCGTCGCCCTGTAGTAGTTGTCAGCGACCTGCTTGCCGTTCTTGTACGCCCGCATGATCTTATCAATCTCTTCCTGCGAGAGCGTATCGAGCGAGATATCCTCAGCTTCCTCGTCCTGCGGCACTGGATAGACGATATCATGCAAGCCGTAACCATTATTGACTGACAAACCCACGCCCTGTGGAGCCATTGCCGCCGCCTGCTGCATCCGCGCTTGCTGTTGTAATGCATTCTGCGCCGCATCAAACTGAGCAGCGTCATTTTGATTCATTGTCTCACCTCCGTGTACATGGGAAAGTACAGCCCCATTATTTTTGATACTATGTTCGGTTTATGTCCACTCACAGTGTACCTACACGCCTGAGTTTGCCGCTCCTGCGCGCCCTGCGGTACTTCGCATTGTGATTTCCGTCGATGTGGACGGGGAATGCAAAAGTAAGAGCCAGTGCATCAGCCATGTTTGGTGACGCCAACCCCCGCTTCTTCATGTCATCCTTGCTCTCAAGTTGCAGCTTACCTTTGCGATTGATGTAAGCCTCCGGCCCTGTCAGCTCGTCAGCAAGCCCTTCATCGTCGATAGAGCCGCCTTCTTCGAGCCATTTCTTGACCTCGGCCCACATCTCAGCGCGCTTATTCGCGTACTCGTCGCCGTCAGCCGCCTCAGCAAATGAGACAAGCCGCCAGCCAGCACGCCCCATGTCACGGCCTACCGAGTAGATACCAGTGCCATAGCCCATGTCGATAAAGACCGCCGTAGCGCCGTAGTCATCCTGATACTTCGCGATCTTGCGCCCAACAGCTAAATCATTGTCATTCTTGGGCATCAGCTCCAGCACCTTGCTGTACAGCCCCTGCCGCATGACGATAGCGAGCATATCGCCGCCCGTCCATGCGGGGTCTACCCCGATGATGACCGGCGCGAACTTATAGAGCTTCTGCTCCAGCTCCCGCCTCAGTGCGACGTCTACGAGCTGACGCGAGATGAGCTGATTGTCACTCGCCGAGGGGAAGATGCCGCGAACGTGGACTTTGAAGAAGTCGCTGTCCTCGCCATACTGCTCTTCCCACTCGCGAAGCTGCTGCTTATTGCTGATCTTGACGTTGCGCGAATCAATCTGCCGTGTATGCCACATCGCTTTAGCGCCGTGGAAGCACTCGTAGAACTTTCCCTGCGGGCGGGTTGGGTTGCCGAACGCGCACCAGATGATTTCCGTGTCGCTATCAGTCATCGCACCTTCTGCGACGTTCCAGATCTCGTCATAGATTGCCGATGCCTCGTCGAAGAGCATTAGTATCCGCTTGCCCTGATTGTGTAGACCCGCGAATGCTTCTGGATTGTCCTTGCTCCACGGGATAGCATCGACGCGCCACGTGCGTTCGTGTCCTTCCTGCACGCAGAAAATCGACGTTGCTGTAAAGTGGAACATATCTTTCGCGATGAAGAGACGATACCACTTCGACAACTCCGCCCACGTCTTCGCCCGCAGCTGCGCTTCGGTATTCGCAGTGACGACGCCGCGCGTATCTTCGTGCGTAGCCATCGCCCAGATGATAATCCACGACACAAGGGCGGACTTGCCAATGCCGTTTCCTGACGCCACAGCCTCGCGGATGACGGAGTCCGGCGTCCTCAGACCGTCGCGTATATCATTGAGCACATCTCTCTGCCAGTCATCAGGACCGCTCTTGCCAGCCAGTTCACCCTCGCCCCAGGGGAACGCAGCTAGAACAAAACGGTACGGGTCATGCGAGAAGCTAGCTAAGAACGCGACTAGATCAGCAAATGTCTTACTCATCTACCCGCCCTCTCGCTTTTTCGATGATACTGCCGAGGTCTACACTGCCGCTCAGTTCGACATCTCGCTTGTCGCGGAACTCGTCAGGCTTGCGATTCTTGAGCCAGAATATCTGCGCCGTGACATCAGGCGCAATCTGCTTCGTCACGCGTTTCGTCACGCGCATCTGCACTTCGCCGGTGTCCTTGTTCTCAACAGGTTCCTGTGTCACTTCTGTGTACTCATAGCCCATCGCGCGTTTGAGCAACGCATTCTCGACTTCGCGATCTACGACTTCTTTGCCCTTTTTAAGAGCCTCAGATAATTCAGGGAAACGCTTCTGCCACTCATACAAAGTAGTCTGTGTGATGCCGATGTTATGCGCGATCTGTTTGTCACTGAGGCCATCGCGCGCCCATCCCTGGATCTTCAGCAGACCTTCCGGCGCAATCCATGCTCCATACTTGCCATGACTTCCGCGATTACTCGCTTTCTTCTCGCTCATACATCGTCACCCTCTTTCTACATCGCAATAATAGCCGCCGTCACGATCAGCGTGCCGACCATCGTCAGCGCGAGTATTGCTAGTATCTGCAAATCTTCGCTCATACGCCCGCCGTGATGAAGCCGTCTGTCTCAGCTTTCGGCTTCTCGTCATAGTACATTACCTTGATGCCGTACTGCTTTGCCGCTTTGTGCTCCAGATTGCAGCCACGATATTCGTACCAGTGGCCGATAAACAGCGCTACATCTGCACCGCTGAGAAGCTGGAACGATTTACCGAGAAACCACAGCGGCTTTGCATCATGCGGTGCTCCTTCAAAGAAAGAGTCAATCGCTTCTACATCCTCGCCCAGCACTTTCTTCACGTGCTCGATTGCAGTGCGGCGCTCTTTCTTGATCTCTTCATCTGTCTTATTCCGCATCGGCTGAGAAATAAACACTCTCTTCATTTCAGTCACTCTCCATTCTACGCACGAAAAAAGACCAGCCGTACAGACTAGTCTTTTCCCGATGTGTGACATCATATTCATCTAAGAGGTGCTATCGAAATAGCTTACCTTACTAATATACCACATAAAATGCCCGAAAAACTTGCAAAGTTTTCCAAATTTCTTCTTACCACTCATCATGCCAGAAGGTTTTGAAGCAGTACGCCAACGCCATCTCGTGCCGCCCGCATACAATGTGGCGCTTCTCAGCGTCCCATCTGTACGTGATCTGCGTGCCGTCTCGTCTGGCGCGTATCAGCTCGTCACCATGCGGCGCTACAATCTCCCATTCACGCGACTTGAGATACAGACACATGTCAATGAGGTCAACGAGCTTTATCAGCCCGCGCCACTCCGTCCGTGTCTTGCCTTTGCGCTCCATCTTGCGTATATCATGCTGTGTCAGCTTCTTCGTCGTCGCGATCACATCCCAGAATACACGAAGAGGGCCTGCTGTGATTACAGGTCCTCTCGTGTGTAAGAAATCTAATCAGGAGGTTATACAAAATGCCAGTTGAGAAAGAGAAACCTTGGCATGGGCTGGCTTTGGAGTGCCCGGTGGTGCTCGACGCCACATCTCCGCTTTATGCTATGCGGTGCTTTTCCTATAAGCTACGTGCACATAAGCCGCTGTTTCGCGGCTTATCCGTTGCTACTCGTGGAGAGCTGTCCAACGCTTTCGACTTTCGCAAGCCTATGCTTATATAATACCACGCTTTTCAGCCCCAAAACTTGCAAAATTTCAATAAAAAAGTTGGCCGCTCTCACGACCAACCTCTCTCTTATGCTCTCAGCTCCTCGTCGCTCACGACTCTCACCAGTCCATACTGACACGCCAACTCTGTAGCGAGGTGCAGGAACTCCGAGCGGATGCGGTAGACCGTGCTTTGGTCCATGCCGTACTGCTCGCCCGTCATGACTGCTGTGTGCCCGTCGTAGTAGTACCGCATCGCCCTCGCTTCGTAGGGATAGCAATTCTCATACGCGCACTTGACTACCTTCAACCATCGTTCCGGCCACCTCAGCGTCCAACCGTCATCCAGTACGACTGCTTTCAGCTCCGTCGCCAGCCTCACTGCTTGTTGTGCCGTCGGGTCGCTGACAAACGCATGGCCGCCGCCCCCACCGCTATGACCGCCAGGTTGTAATCGTGCTTCTTTCACAGCTCGCTCAATGCTGTGCTGATTGCTCAAAATCTTTCCAACAAACTTGTATGCGTTCTTTCTGATCTCGTGCTTCTTCATCGGCTCACCTCACTGCCACAATTCCATAAATCTATCTCGTGCGTCCGGCTGTGTCGCGTCAATCGTAAAGATTCCTTTCGGGATAGGCTCCATCTTCTGATAGATGTCCCTGATTACTCGTTCTGGCACGTAGCGAAGGCCGTCTTGAAAATACAGGCGCTTCTTGTTGCGTGTGAGAAGTGTATCGAGCGGAAGGCTTGAGAAGTCAAGCGCTATGATCTGAAACCCATAAAGGTCAGCCATCTTCTTGTACCGACAAATATAATCCTGCGTGAAATTGCAAGCATCAAAGAATGTATCTGAGCCATTCTGCAAGCGCTCTTCCAGAAGCTGAAACGCAAGATTCCACACTTTCTTGTTGTTGTCCTGATTTATCTGCAAGCAAATGCGATTGTCTACGACTTCTTCTTTCGGCTCAGAGAATAAGAGCCTAAGATTATCAGGGCTGATTGACAGATACTCAAGACCAAGCTCACGGATAAAGGTTGACTTTCCAGACCCCGGTGCACCATGCATCAACACCAAACGTTTCATGCTATCACCTCTATACTTCTGCTACTAAGGCGTCATCCAGCATCCGCTTAACATCCTCATATTTCTCATCAACAAAGACTTTCTTCCCGCTATTGAAGCATATGAGCGTGCATCTGATTCCTTGCATCTTGCTGTCCTGAATATAATCCACACTGTACGGGTTGAACGCTATCTTGTTTCCGCAAATTCCGTAAAGCTCGATCATGCTATCGCCCCCTTCGCCGCTTGCACAAGTGCCCACAGTATCCACACTACCTCAGCCGCGCCGAGGATGCCGAGCGTAAAGCCGAAGCCAGCCAGCGCGGCATAGCGCAGCATCGTCAGCGTGCTAATCTCAATCTGTAGATTCGCGTTCCTCATCATTCGCAATTTCCTCCTCGCATATCTTTCTTATCTCCGTTTCAATGTAATTCATGCATTCCGACGCGTCCGGCTTTTTCCCTGCCTTCCATTGCGGGCAAAACTGGCCGAATGGGCAATAATAGCAATCGGGTCTGTGAGCGTATTCCCACAGCAAGCGGTCAAACATACGCTTGTACAATCTTTTTTCTCGCTTTACTTCGAGATCTCTCTTTCTCTGCTCCTTAGCTCTTGTTGTCATTACCTCGATAAACGATTGCACAGTTTCATGCGGGCTATGAAAAGTATGATCTTCAAGCACAATATTAAGCACTCTTTCATTAAGGGCTATTTCATCTTTCTGTTCAGCAATCGTCGCGGACATCTCCAGCATCCTCTTTTTCAGCTTATCAAGCTTCTGCTGTCTTTCTAAGTCATTCATTTTATCACCGCCTTCTTGACTTTATCTTCTATCACCCTCTTTATGGCATCTCCACAAAGAGTCTCACCATTCTCTCTATACTTAGGGAACACTTCACAAGAATCTCTATGCTTGCAATCAATGCAATGTACTGACTTCCCGTACTGCTTGCATACGATGTCAAACGCCGCTTTATAGCGTGCTGCATACTTCACGGACAACCTCACCATCTCTTTGAAAAAGAAAGATGTCGCTGGAATCGCTATGGCTATTCCGGCCGCAAGGCCTAAGACTATCCCGAAGAAAAAACTCTCAATGCTCATTCTATCCCCGCTTTCTCTTCCCATCCTTCGATGAATGTCTTTTTACACGCCAGATCAGTCATGCTTTTTCTTCTGCAAAAATAGATTGACGGACAGACATTGCAACGCTCATCCGTTCTGATGATATCATCACCGGCAATTCTCAGTGCTTTCTGATACTTCTTAATCAAATCGTTCTGCTTGTCAATCGTGTCGCATAATTCGAGCACTTTCTTCTTCAGCTCGTCAATGCTTTTCTCCATCTTATATCCCTCCCACGTAGTAAAGAGAAGATAGCCGACAGCAATGCCGGCTGCAAAGCAAACGATATTGCTCACGCTCTCACCCCGCTCATTTCCTCATGCAGCCTCGCCAGCAGTTTCTCAGCTTGCAGCTGTCCGTAACTCTTCCCTTGTGCCCTTGCTTGCGCATTAATCTCTTCGATGTGCGACTCGTACCTGCGCTTCTGCGGTGGCAGCTTGAGCATTGTACCTCTGTAGCCGCCGCCGTTGCTACTGCATCGCTTCGAGCAATAACGTTGGTCCGAGCGATTCGCGACAAATATTTTCCCGCAAGATACGCACTTGCGCTTACGCTCGCTTTCCGGCAGATGAGAGAATTTTTTCTGCTCGTGTGTTCTCCTCATCCACAAAATTTTTGCACCGGCTTTCTGACATTCTTCAGAGCAGTATTTCTTGTTCGGATGTGACTTCGCTCGAAACGCCTTGCCGCATACGACACACTTCTTGACGTTTATCTCTTCGCCGAGATACACAAGAACCGAAGAGCCTGCGCCAGTCCGCTTCTTAGCTGTCGGTGTCAGCATCCATTCCAGCGACGCCAGCTTCCTGCCCGTCTTTTCTGCAATCTCTTCCAGCGTACCGTCCGTAATGTACTCATCGCCCTTGTAGAGCGCATATATTTTAGCCATCTTTCTTCGCCTTCTTCACTCGCTCAATCTCACGATCAAGATACCAGCGTGCCTTCTCTAAATCCTCGACTTCCTTCGACGCATCTTTTAGCCCGGCGCGTGTCACATACTTGATGATATTACCACGAGCATAGTTGAGTCTGTGACTCTCGATGTAGTCCATGCACTCAATGCCCTGCGTGTAGTGTGCTGGATGTTCGATAACATCATTTTTTCCCTCTGTTTTCTTCTTAAGACGTTGGCTTTGTATATCTCCAAGAAACTCAAGATCCTTCACAAGCAAATAATTTATCATTCTTCCACCTTCTCCAGCCATTCAGCGGGCACGCCGACGATGCGTCCAGCCACTTCTAAAGCATATGTATCGAGGCGGCTGTCGTGATAAACAACACGTCCAACACTGTTGCTTGTGATAATCATATCTTGCACTTTACGCACATCCCCCTCTTTCTCGTATCTGCGAATCTCGCTTTCCGGTATGATAATCTTCGCTTTATCTCCCTCTTTAAAATTTTTATCAACAGCCTCCGATTTAAACCGCTTGCCGCCGTCACGCTTCGCGTTGCTCTCGTTGATTTCCTGCATGTACTTCTGGCGCATTGCCTCATCACAGCCGAAGTAATGCATAAGCCCTGTCGTCGCGACAATCAAGTCCGTACATTCCTTGAAGAAGTGCGCCTGCTCTTCTTTTGTCGGGCATTTGCCGGACTTCTCGATAGCCTTGTACGCATCAATGACTTCGAGATGTTCTTCTGCGATCTTCGCGAAGTAGTCGCTCGAAGTCCAGCTCTTGTACAGCTCGCCATCGCACGGATGCGGCAGTACAACCGACGCGCGGCCGGCCTTGTATCCATCGTCAAAAATCTTCTCGTATCCGCTAATCGCTTTATTCTTGTCCATCTTCTACCTCCACATCTAACCGCACATATACGCGCGGATCTTCTGCGTACCACTTACCCATCAAGCCGTACTCGACAATCTGCGAGTCATCTGCATACCACACACCATTGAGCGCGTCCTCAATGCCTTTCAAAATATTCGACACATCCGGCTTTGTCGTCGGTCGTACCTTATCCGCGATTGCGTCCGCTCTCTTGCGTCTGCTCCACGATTTCGGCACGGCGCGATAGATTACACACGTCAGCCGCACGGGGCATGTCAGCGGCTGTCCTAGCGCGTCTGACGGCATATTCCTGCGTGCGATTGTCCGCACATACTCTTTGTACTTCCTGCTTTTCAGCGGGTCATACATCCTGCCATGCCCAAAACGAGGCCGCCCCTGCGGAACGGCTTCGCCCGGGATGACAAGATCATACGCCATCCTCCACGACATCAGCTCACCTTCTTCTCGTTCTCTGCCACCATCTTGTCGGCGGCAGCTACCAAATCTTCATAGTGCAAGTTCTCTGATTCGAGATACTTGCGCATCTCCTCAATCGTCAGCCCCAATTCCGGCCGCTTCATGTCGAGCTGCAACCGAAAAATCTCGACGAAGAAATCCTGCATCCGCTTCGGCCCGAACCTCGTCTTATCCCATACATGCAGGATGTACATCGTCATCAAGAGATACTGCTCAATGATACGCGGCAGAATCTCTTTGTTCACTTGCCGCTCATACTTCTTGCGCAAATCCTCGCTGATGAGATTCTTCATCGTCGGGACAAGGCGTTCGGCTTGCATCGCCTCGCGCTGGATGTCGATTGCTGTCTCCAATGCGTCGTTGCTGATCTTCGCGCCAGCGCCGAGGCTCTTGCGCATCTTGCGACGCGCCTGTCGATTATATCTTCCCATGCTCTCCACTCCTAAAAAGTCAAAACATCAAAATGGGATTTCCTCGTCTGTCGGGTAGTTGCCGTTGTTCTGCTTGCTACTGCCATCGCCTTTTCCAAGCAGCTCCAGATCGTTGACGATGACTTCCGTCACATAGCGCTTCGAGCCGTCCTTTGCGTCGTAGCTGCGGACCTGGATGCGGCCTTCCACGGCAATCTGCTTGCCCTTGTAGCAGTAATTCTTGACGACGCCCTCTGCCATCTTGCCCCATACGATGCACGGGATAAAATCCGCTTCTTTCGGTTTGTCCTTTGCGACTCTGCGATCTACAGCCAGTGTAAACGTACCCACTGGCGTGCCGGACTGCGTATAGCGCACCTCCGGGTCCTTCGTTAAGCGGCCAATCAGCGTTACATGATTCATGATTTCTTCTCCTTCCATTCGTCACAAACAAATCTATCTCTGGCGAAGCCGTAGCCCCGCGCACATTCTTTGCCATTCAAGCACGTCTCACAGCTCCTCAGAAGCCCCTGATAGTATCTCCGGCACTTCCTGCATAGGAATACATACCTACCATCCAAGCGCTGCTCCTGCGTCACGTCACGCGACGTGCTGCACACTTTGCAATAGCTCATCTAACCTTTCTTCTTGCCTCCCGTATATCGTGCTTCAAGAATCGCTTCGAGGATATCCCAGACAGCCGGTACAAAATCTTTCTTCTCGACGATACGGTACATGTCACAGCACAACGGCATCGTCAGATCATCGTCTATCGTTTCATAGCGCAGTTTGTGCTTCCGGCAGATGCGCTTAACATCTTGTATCGTCAGTCCTTCATTGTGCGCTGCCCCTCCGTCATCTGATACACGCACCCGCCCATCTTCCATTACGTTCACCTTCACCATCGCGACATGCCCATTGCTGTAGTGGTAAGGCAAGCTCATCGTCGAGCCGTTATAGCTGCGCCATATCGTTTCGGCAGTTTCGCGGAATGTATGGCACAGCCGTTCCGCTTCTTCCTGTCTTTGCGTCATTTACCTCACCCCATCTCCGTTGCTATGTCATGTGCTGCCATGATTGCGTCGATGATATCCCAAACCGCATCGCAGAAAAAATTTCTGTCTACAATCTCGTACATCTCGCAATCGAGTGGCGGCTCATCACTCTCGTCTTTCAGCAGATACTTCAAACCATGCTCATCGCATATCTCGTAGACGTCAGCAGGCGTCAAAGGCTCATGCGCTGCAATGAGTCCGCAATCCGATACACGAATCTTACCGTCCGGCATGATGCGTGCTTCGATCATGGCAGGCGCGCCGTCGGTGAAGTGGTAAGGCAGACTCATCTTCACGCTTTCCTCGTCAACATTCCAGACAGTCATTGCCGTCTCATGGAACACTTCGCAAAGATATTGCAAGTCGCTTAACGGCTCGCCGCCCCTTAATTTTTCTTTTTCTATCGCCCCTTTCGTGTTATGCCGCGCCACATATAAGTAGCTATCTTGTATCGCCATGATGATTCCCATGATAGCCTCGTCGATTTTGTCGATCTTCACAACATCGTACAGATTACACTCAAACGGCGGCTCTTCATCATAAAAATTCTCGTGAGAGAGATGAAAACACACACTCAATTCTTCGATCTCTTGATGGGTAAGCATTTGATGAAACGATGTGCGCCCGCCATCACTGACATACGCATAGCCGCTGCCATCTTCATACGGCCGAATAAATACCGTCACACTATCTCCGTCTTTGTATGTCATCGGCAGTGTAAATTCCACCATGTTCCCATCAGTTTCTGCATTTGGGAAGATTGCCATGCGTTTATGCCGGAACTTGTCGCACGCTTTTCTGACAACCTCATAACGCTCTTTCTTTGTCACTATTATGCTCCCCTCTCCATCGCCAGCCGGTCAATCTCCGCGAAGATTCCCGCCAGCTCTTGCAAATTCTTGTACTTCTCTTTGACCTTCTCAAGCTCCGCCAGCGCTCTTGCTACGACCGTCTCGCGAGTCTCCTCGTCATCCATCGCGCTCTTGATACTCACGAAGATCCCCTTGCGCTGTCCGACCGGCGCGACGTTCACAAACGCCCGTGTCGGTTCCATACGCGGCGCCTCTTCGATTTTGACTGTCACGTTGCGGATGAGACTGCCGGCCTGCATGACGCGATAGTGCTCTGCGGCTTTCTTGTCGTCCCACTCAAAGACGGGATGCAGCGGCGCGTTCTCCTCGCGCGACTCATCAACGACCAGCTCTGGCGTCAGTGAGCCATTCTCTTTCTCGATTCGTGCAAGCTCTTCGCCTGCTGTCTGTGCGCTTACTTTCGCGTAAGGCACTTTGTACTGATACACCATTTTGTTTTCCTCCTTTCGGCGTTTTCCACGCCTGCCTTGCCCCGCCTGAACTCACCTTGCCGCAACTAACCATGCCGTGCCTGCCATACCGCACCTCGCCGTGCCATGCCGTGCCGCGCCTTGCCCGGCCCCGCCTTACCTTGCCTGCCATGCCTAGCCCTGCCTATCCATAACGCACCGTGTCACGCCTCGCCTCACCTTGCCGCAACTAACCATGCCTTGCCATGCCGTGCCTTGCCCGGCCCCGCCTTGCCATGCCGTGCCTTGCCCGGCCCCGCCTTGCCTGCCGAACCTTGCCATTACACGCCAATCCACACCCGGCCCCGCCTGAACTAGCCTTGCCTCGCCATGCCTGCCATGCCTCGCCACATATCGCCATACCCACCAAACCGCGCCTCGCCCCGCCTGCCAAACCGTGCCCCGCCATACCCCAACATGCCCGTCCACAACATGGCTCGCCTCGCCTGCCGAGCTTTACTCAATGTGGAACATGCCGAAATTGCCGTCCCTTGCCGGACGCCATTCACCGACGCCGCACGCGAAGCCGCCAGCTGTAAACGCGTTGACAATCTGCTCCAAGCTGACTGCGCTTGCATTGTAGCGGACAGTCAAATCCGTCTCCCACTCCTTGAACTCGCCACGGTAGCGCAAGTCAGCCGAACCCTGCCCGATGCGGCACATGTCTTCACGCATCACAGGGATAGAGCCGTGGATCTCTGCCATCTCGCCAATGACTAAGATAGCGCCGCGCAACGTCGTCTTTTTCTCGATAAGTCCCTGCTGATACGCTGCGTCGATTGCCGCCGCTTTGAACGCCAGCGCAGGGAAGCCGAACTTCGCTTTCTTCGCGACCTCGTTGAAATTCTCCGGCGTGACATCTGCCGGCCGCTCACTCAGCCAGTACAGCGAATCAAGGAACTCTGCGAATGGGTCGCGCACTTCTTTGCCCTTCGTCGCTTTCTTCATCTGCTTCTCAAGCATCATGCGCTTCGCTTTCTCGCTCCATGCGTGCACGATGAGTGGGGAATCCCCAACGACATGCAGAGTCGCCATGCGGAAATCCATTGCCGGGATCTCGATCTTGCTTTCAACTTTTTTCGTAGCCATTTGTTTCTCCTTTTCTGCGGCACCCTGCCGCAACCAGCCCTTTTCTCTTTCTCTTACTCAGCCGCCCGTAGCTTCTTCGCTTACCATCCTTCTTTTTGCATCGCAAGCAAGTGGTGGTAAGCGATTCTCATCTTTGGCACATCCATCCAGCCGAAATGACATTCCTCAACAGGAATATCCATTCGACGCGCAAGCTCTGCATACGCTTTCTGGCGCTTCTTCTGTGCATGTCTCTTTCCGTGCCAGAATGAGTCGAACAGTTCGTGGCAGAACATCCTCGCTTTCCGCATATGCTTATCTGCTAGAATGCCTTTTGCGCGGTGTGTATGCCAATGAACACCGACATACGCGCCACATCGCAGACAAAGATACACTTTGTCAGGATGCTCCCGTGCATACTCAGGCGAGTACACACGATCATTACTAACTAGCTTCACTGGCCCGCCGCAAATATTACATCGTGTTGGGTACAATGCAATCATCAAGACATCCCCCCCTATATTTCTCTTACCAATCAGCCGCCCGCAGCTTATCGACTGGCCGCGAGCTTCATGCGATAGTCACTAGCGTGTATGTTGACTGGCTTCGTCATCTCAACAAGACGCGACAGTGTGCGCCGCCCCAACTCCTGTTCCAGTTCTGCACCGTTGCAATTCGTCGTGACGATGGTGGGAAGCATGTGCTCGTAACGATAGTTCACGAGCATGTACAGCTGCTCTTTCACCCACTCGCTTGCCTTCTCTGCGCCAAGATCGTCGAGAATCAGCAGTTGCGCGTTCTTCGCCGTTTCGATGACAGCTTCTGCCTTTCCGTCGCCCGTGCGGTAGCTCGTGCGGATGCGTGCAAGCAACTCTGGCACGACGACAAACACCCCAGCGATGCCGAACTCAGCGCAACGATGTACAATAGATGCCGCAAGATGCGTCTTGCCGCAGCCGTATGGCCCGACAAGCATCAGCCCTGTCGCTTTTGGGTTGTTCTGCAAGTCTTTGCAAAACCGTTCTGCCGCTAGCTTTGCCTCAGCCGTGTTCTTGTCCGTCTGAAATGTCTCGAACCTGCGCTGCTTGAATCGGTCGCCAAGTCCGCTGGCGTTCATCAGTCTTGCAACCTCTCGCATCTTCCTGTTTACTTTGTACTTCTCGCAAGGCTTGAAACATTCGTCGTTGACATACTTGTTGTTAGCTATCGGCTGCAATACAAAGTCATACTTCGCATATTCGCATTGGTCGCAATCCTCTACTGTGTACCGACAATTCTTACAATCATCGGCTTTCTTGTTCATTATCTTGACAGCTTTGGCGGCCTCTATGAGGTCATCATCGTCAAGTCTGCTGCTATCCAGCCCGAGCACTTCCTGAATCTCGCCAAGATGATCTTTCGCCTCTCTCAGCGCCGTCTCTCGTCTTTTACGCATCTCCATCAAAATACGCCGCATATTCGGATTTCGTTTCGCTGCCAGTTCCAGAAGCTCCAGTCCCATACTTCTCATTCCTTTCTACATTCCAGTCCGTCTTGAGCGGGAACACCCCCTGCCAGCCGCGCTCCACGCTCTGATCTAAGATAGCGACCTGCATCGCCTCGTTCCCCGGTGCCAGCTTCTCTAGCTTGCCTAGCGTCAGCTTCTTCGCTCGATCGGTGAGAGGCTTGCGCAGCTTCTTGCGCATCTCCTCGAAGCCTCGCAGAGCATCATCAAGAGCAGGCGAGCCGGTGCAGAAGGGGTCGTTGGTAGTATTACTTTGTTGTATTCCTTTGTTCGTATTTCTTTGTATAATAGTAGATTGGGACATTTTGTCAGTATCGGCACTGACATTTTTTCCTGTTCTAGATTTTGACATTTTGTCAGTATCGAATTTTCCTTTTTTGACGTTGTTGAGGTCGGCATACATCGCGCCCTTGTCGGCCAGTGCGTACCACTTTGTGTGGTTGTACTTGTCCTTGCCCAGCTCGTCGCGAAGCAGATAGCCACCTTCCACCAGCTTGTCGATAGAGCGCTTGATGGTTCTCTCGTTGTAGAAGTTCAGGAACTTCTGCATATTGACCATCGTGTCGTACATCCAGTACCGGCCGTTGATAAAGTTCTGATTGTGGACCTCGTTGAACTTAATCCAGTGCGCGATGTGATGAAACACAATAGCTGCGCTCACGCCAACATCTTTTGCAATGGCACCGTCAAACGAATAAATCATTGAATCACCTCATTTCTTGAACCGCAGTCGCTTACACAGCTGCTCGTCTAGTTTCACTTTCTGTAAGTGGTACTTTGCTATAAACTCGCTCTCCGGCATAGCGTGTAGCTCCGTGTGATGTACCCGACACAGCGGCAGGACATCGCGCCCGAGCTGATGCACTTTCGTGCGATCAGCGCCAGCGCCGATGCGTGAACCTTCGCAATGATGTATATCAGCCGCCTTGCCGCACACCGCGCACTTGCGATGCATCGTGCAAGCGTACATGTACGCTGCTATGTCGTCGCAGTTGTCAATGAGTCGCGCCCTCGTTGGAATATCATTCGCAATAATGAAATCAATCAGATACGTGATGAACTCGCGTGCTGTACTCATATCGCAATCAGACAGTGAGAACATGCGCCGCTCCGTTGCTTCCATCCTCCGCAGCATGAACTCCATCTTGAGCAGGCGTTTTTGCTCGTCGACGGTCTCAGCTGTCCGGATGCCGTCTGTGTACTCAGCAATCTCGCCGAGCAGGGCGTAGCACTTGCGGCGTTGCTCCGGAGATATCCTCCGGCCGTCCCATAAGATGATCTCGACTTTGAGAAAGCCCCTCCGTAGAGCCTGCTCGATGTTCGGGATTTTGGCCTTGATAACCGCCGTGCCGTCCTTGAGCAGGTCTACAATGAGGCCGATGACGTGAGTCTGTATCATTTGTCGCCTGCCATCTGCTCTGCAATCCACGCTTCAAGGTTCGCAGCAAGCTGACTCAGCTCGCCGGTCGAGAGGTCGCGGCTATTCGTCTTGCCGAACTTCACGCCGCAGAGCGCAGAAACTTCTTCGCCCGAAGCGCCGACGCGCTGCATCTCTTTCGAGAGTGCGTGCATAGCTTTGCTTCTAAGCTCGTCATTTACCGAACCATTAGAAGGATATGCGTTGCGCGTCGAACGCGCTCCTGCGGCGCTCTGGCGCGTCTGGGCGGCATATTCGTTTGTGTCTGCATCGCGGTTGTCGTCAATCGCGAACAGGCCGTTGAGAGCGTACTTGCGAGCGTAGCTTGACGCCGTACCCGTTACCTGACTCTCGTCCATCCCCTTCTTCTGTGCCGACTCGCGTGCCAGCGCAGACGTCTGGACAGATTCGCCGGTTACGACATCGACAACCTTGACAGTGGCCTTGATGTAGTAGCGATCGCCGACGAGCACAACCTCGTCGGACATGTTCAGAAACAGTCCGTTCTCTTTCAGAAGCGGCTTGACGGCCTCGATGATGTCCTCGGCGCTACGATAGTCGTACTTGCCGAAGCTATTATGCTGCCCCTTCGGCGCTTTCAGCTCCGCCTGCACTGCCATCAGTGCGGCAAAGATAGGCTTACCTTCTGCCATGACTGACGCCTCCTCACCTGATCTGGATATTCTGCTTCTCGACAATGGTCACGCCGTCGATGACAGCGCCACCCTTGACGGCTTTCTTCAAGCCTACCTTATCGACCTTCGGCGGCTGTGGCGCAAGGAACTCGTCCGGTACGGCGTTGAGATCAGCAATCTCAACAACCTCGCTCTTGCGGTACGAGACCGTGAACTCCGGCTCTTTCATCTTCTCGCCGCCAAGCTCTCTGGAAAGTGTCTGCTTTGCCCACTCGACCGTAGCCTTTGCGGCCTTCTTGCGGGCCGTGAACTTCTTCTCCTGCTCCTCATAAGCCTTTGCATCAGCCGCCGCGTTGAGTGCGACAAACGCGATATTACGCAGCTTCTCGTGCTTGTCCATCTGGAGTGCTTCCAGCTTCTCCGGCGCGATGATCTCGCCCGTCTCCATGTCGATGCAATCGAGGATTTCCTGGTTGATATCGTAAAGTTTCATGATATTTTCTCCTTTTCAGAACAACAGTTTCTCGTAATTCGCGAGCCGGAAGTTGGACTTTACCGCCCTGCGTGTGGTATCATGTTCTATGGAAATGATGACTGGCGTGACGATTGCACGATTGGTCTTGCGCTTTGTGTCGCCCAGTCTCATCCACTTTCCTTCTTCTGCCGTGCTCATGTCATTGCAAGTGCAATCAGTGAACGGGCAGTTGAAGCAATCTCGCGGGGATTTCATCCCGCATGATAAGACCCTCATACATGTCACCTTCTTTTCATGCCGTCCGGCTATCATCCCGGGCGGCTTTTTCTTTGCGCTCTTCCGTCAGCGTCTTGAATCCCATGCTATGCAGAGTCTCAACGTATTCTGCATTCTGCGTGTCACGCTCGCGCACAGCCTTGTCGTAGGCCGCCTTGATATCTGCTGGAAGATCACGCTCGTCGAGCACATCGAAGATATCGAGGATGGCCATTGAACGGAACGGATTGTACCGCAGTACCGTCTCACGTGAGAACGCGCATCCGCTCGCGTCGATGAAGTACGGGACTTCATCGAACACGCCGATGCATTTCGCACCTTTGTAAGCTTCAAGATTCTTGATGTCTCTTGCATCCATGCCTTTCACTCCCTTCATGGCTCGATGACCCCGAGCATAAGCCCGAAGAACTGAGCGAGAAGAACTGCTGTTCCGATGCCCATAAACGCCATCAAGATGGCCTCTCCGAACTTCTCGAAGTAGTTCTTGACTTTGCGCGCCCACGGCTTGAGCTGGCGGCGGCGAACTTTACGCGACTCCATGTTTTTTCCCTCCTCTGTACGTTTCCATACCGTCGATGTATGCCATCACATCTCTGCGACGATACATTCGCGTTCTGCCGTAGAGCACGAAGGGAATCTCCCCCGCGTCTACGAGACGAAGAACGGACGGCGGCGACAGCGACAACATCGTCGCCACGTCTTTGAGCTTCAGTAACTCTGGCTGGATGGCCGCCTGCGCGACGGCCTCGGCCAGCAGCTTCTTGAGGCGTTCCTCGGTCATCGTGCCGCTCACTCCTCTTCGCCGCTGTAGTAGTCGTGCATGAGCTTAACGGCCATGTTGAAGCCGAACTTGAAGGCATCTTGTTCGGCTACTCTTATCTGTGTAAGCACGAGATACATGAGTTTGCTGTGCGGAACCAGGTCTAGGTCAAGGCCCTCAATGAAGTCGCTAAGTTCCTGCGCCACGTCATTGAACTCATCACTACGGCCTTTTGAAATGTTCACCTTTGCTTTGACAATCGTCGTGTCATCCATCCCGCTCACCTCAGTTCATGAAATCTCTCTGCACGATCGGCAGAAGGAAGTCTACATACCACTCGAAGTTCTGGACGTGCTTGTGCGGGTTGTTGCGTGCGCAATCCTCGACAAACTCGCCGTTCTCGCCGGGACGCTGCGTGATGCCGTTGCGTTTCAGCAGCTTGCCGAGCTGAGTGCCCCACGTTTCTGCCTTGCCGATCTGCTTGCAGAACCAGCCTAGCGGGCGGCGTTCTCTGCCGCTCTTCGGCATCGGTAGGATGTTCTCTCCGGCGAGGATGTTGCCAGCTTTCGCCATCATGACATCCTGATATGCTTTGATGTGAGACATCTTCGCAATCTCCATCATCATTTTCGCCTGCTTGGAGATTGAATTGCGGAGCATTGCCTCGGCGCGCATCTCTCTCGTCTTGTCCTGCTCGGCCTGCGCTTTCTGCTTCATGCTGTAGCCGCCCGTCTTGCGGATAGCCGGGATGACATCGTGCGTGATCCAGCGCTTGAACGCCTTTGCTGTCGGCAGCTTGCTCGAAAGTACAAGGCTGTAGAGGCCGGATTCGTTGATGATAGGAACTTTCTGCGTTCCTCCGGGGGTGACCATTTCGGTCACCCCTTTATCTTCATCGTCCACATGGTCTCGGATCGCCCTCTGTGGGTTTGCATATCCAAGCGCAACCGATACATCCTTGCCAACGAGCCACGGCTCGCCGTCGATGTTCACCGTGCGAACCTCGCCAAACTCCGGGTTGTTGAAAATCTGCAATTCCTTGCCCTCGTTCTTGTCTTTGTCTTTCATGTCGTTCTCCTTTCTCAACTTGCGAAAACGCAAGTTACTTTGCAAAAAAAATTCTCAGCACGTCCTCGCCGGACAGGTTGAGCAGGCGGACAATCTTCTCAATCTCGCCCCGATAGAAGTCGCTTGTGCCGTTCATCTTACGATGAAGTGAGACGTAGTTGATGCCAATGGCTTTCGCTACGTCCTCAAGCGACATGCCATTCCGCACGACTTCCGCACGGAACTCGTTCTTCTTGAACAAGTTATCACCTCGTTTCTTCCATATTACGTAAACACAATGTTTATGCTGTGCCGTATTGCGTTTACGTATATTATAATACACCCTAACTTGCGTTTAGTCAATACGTTTCTGCAAGTTTTTCAAAATTTTTATCTTGCACGTGTTGCGAATATGCAACATATTATATATAATGTAGTCACAGGAGGTGTTTTATATGGCAGACAGCACCAAGAGCGTAGGCAAGCTCATATATGACAGAAGAACCGAGCTAGGAATCACACAGAAAGAAGTAGCCGATTTTGTAGGAGTGTCAGAAGCTACGGTATCAAGGTGGGAGTCTGGACACATAGACAACATGAGGCGGGATAGGATTGCTGCTCTCTCTAAGATACTGCGGCTTTCTCCGCTGGCCATCATGGGGATTGATGATACTGATCTATCCTCTCGCCTGCCCAATATGGTCCCTATCGACGCCCGCACATTCCGTGTGCCTATCGTCGGGCGCGTCGCAGCTGGCAGGCCGATTGTAGCAGACGAGGAAATTGTCGGCTATGAGTACATCGACAACAAGTATTCCAAGGATGGTCACGAATACTTCGGCCTGCGCATTGTCGGCAAGTCGATGGAGCCTACCATTATGGACGGCGATATCGTCATCGTGCGCCGCCAGAACTACGTTGAGAACGGTGAGATAGCCATCGTACTGATAGATGGTGAAGAAGCGACGGCAAAGGAAGTCAAGGAGAGCGCAGACGGTATCACGCTGATAGGGCACAACACCGCAGTGTACACGCCGCACTTCTACAGTGCGCAAGAAGTGAAGAACTTGCCCGTGCAAATCATCGGACGTGTGGTTCAATCTATTAGAAAGTTCTGATAGAACACGCTCGATGGATATGTGCAACTAAAGTCGCAATAATCTAAAATGTAAGAATATAGTTTAGCGGTCGAGGTGTGAGTGACATGTATAAACAAATTGTGACAAGCATCCTGCTTTGCTGCACCATTGTGTTGGCCACACCTACCACCTTGGCCGACGATGCAAATCTAAACGCTGATACTACTGAAACAGTCCAGGGCAACATCTCCGAAGAAAATACTTCTCTTCCCGGTGAAAATAACCATTCATCAGATAATACCTTCATCCCCGGTCATGGAAATGTGAGTGTGGGCAATACATACATAGGCGGCGACAACAACACCTCACAAGGGAACACATACATTCAGGGAGATAATAATGTAAGCATTGGCAATACTCACGTAGCTGGCTCAAACAATACGGCAGAAGGAAACACTTATGTTGGTGGCAGCAATAATACTCATGTTGGCGAGACTACTTTTGGAGCAGATAATAAATACTCTTCCGATGGAACGTATTATGGGACATCAAATTATGATTCATCAAGTTCTCCCATACTCGATATGATTGCTGAAATCATCGACATGATCCTCAGAAGTATTAGCGCGATCATCATTATACTGATATGCCTACCGTTTCTATACGGGATTGCTTCATTTGTGGTTGATGTTATAAAAGAGCTAGTTCAACACATTACCAATAAAGAAGATAGTGATAGCATTTCCCCTAAAGATGATCTGGACATAAAAGAAGATACACCTACTGCGCCTGTGCCGACCATACCTGCACCATCGAAACCACCACTAGAGTCAGCCCCTCCCCCACCTTTTCAAGAGATCCGCAACGGCCTGTTTGTTTCAGTAGTGTTCAAGAAGGGTGGAAAGCCATATGACTATTTTCTTGGAAACCATATTGGCATAAACGTCGGAGATGAAGTAGAAGTATATGTGCACGATAAATGGGCGCATCGCATAAAAAGAAAAACAGCTCGTGTTGTATATATAAGTCAGCCGGGAGAAACCTCATTATATGCACGATCTGTTATTATAGGGAAATTGTGATTAGCGAATGTGTTAGCAACAACCGACAGATACACTTTCGCACGATTTTCGCACGATGGAAATCCCGTCCATTCATTGCGCCGCAAGGGCTCCGGGCTATCGTCCGCCCACTCTTTCGCACGATTTTCGCACGAAAAAAGCAAGGCGGCTTCTCCACGGTCGTCACCTTGCTTGCTTGCCACATCTAGCCGTGACCGCATACCACTCTCAGCTGTGGCCGCCCGCCGCACTCAGGTAGTGGCCGACCCCTATTCTCTTCCAAAAAATAAACTGCGTGGCATGAATAGGTATGCCGGATCCACTTCTATTATATCATGATGTCATGCATAAAGTCATGAAAAAAGAGCAGGGCGGCCTTCTCCTCAGTCGGCTTCCCTGCTTCTCTGCTACGTCAGCTGTAGCCGCTCCTATTCTTGTTTTTGGCCCTGCCGGATACTGTGTTGGCAGGGGCATGGCGTGAATGGGTACGCCAATAAGCTTCATCAGCTATATCCATTATACCATACACCCGCGCAGAAAGTCGCGGAGAAAGGAGAAGAAAATGGCAACGATACGCACGAGAAAGCGTGGGAAAACATGGTCGTACTCGTTCGAGATTGGGCGGAACCCTGAGACGGGACGCCGACGCATGAAAGAGAAAGGCGGCTTTGCATCGCAGGATGAAGCATATGACGCAGGCGTCGAAGCATATGCGGACTGGAAGCACGGCGGCATAGGAATAGTGAGTAGTAAAGTATTACTTTGCAACTTCTTCAAGAATTGGATTGAGAGCGTCGTGCGCCCCAATGTGAAGCGCGGAACCTACTTGCAATATGTCAGCCGCTACAAGTCAGCAATAAAGCCGCGCATGGCCAACCTGTATATGCAGGATATCAAGCCGCGCGACGTAGATGCACTTGTGCGCAGCATGGCGGAGAATGGCAAGAGCAGGGAAACAATACTGGGGACATTGTCTGTTTTGAAGCTCATGTTTAAGTATGCTGTATATCCAGCTGAGATAATAGTGACAAATCCGGCTCTATATATCAAAGTCCCCCGTTCTGCGCCTAAATCAATCGTGAAGAGGCGCGTCATATCGCCGGAAGAATTTGCGTCGATCGTGAAGAGCTTCGGAGAGAATGAACGTACAAAATGTCTGATTGCCCCTGTCATGCTCGGATATTATGCCGGCTTGAGAATCGGCGAAGTGCTCGGATTGTGCTGGAACGACATTGACTTCGAGAAAAAAGAGATTCATGTCGTCCGACAACTTCACCCAGATAGCATTAGAAGTAAGAGCTTCTTTGCACCGCCCAAAACAGATAAGAGTATACGTACCATCTGCATAGGCGACAAGCTGGTAAACTTCCTGAGAGACTGGCACAAATCGCAAGTAGCGGAGAGATTGCGGCTAGGCTCAGCATATCAAGTAGCATATGCACACGGCGACGAGAAAACACTGCTCATGTTGCCAGCGATGGATAAGCCAAAAGACGTTCAAGAGATGCCACTCGTCTGCACAGACAAGTTCGGTACGACCATCACGCGCGAGAAGATCATGTACAATTTGAAGAAGGTGGCAAACCTGAACTTCCACTCACTACGTCATACTCACGCGACAAGGCTGATAGAAGCCGGGGCAAAGCCGGTTGATGTTGCCGCCCGTCTCGGTCATGCCGATGTATCGCTTACGGAGAATCTTTACTCGCACGATACAGAGAAAATGGCCCGCGAGACTGCCGACCTTGTAGACAAAGTGATGTAGACAAGGCGTTTTGTAGACAAATCGTAGACAGAATAAAGAATAAAGAGGCTAGGCTCGTTGATATATAACGATTCTAGCCCCTTTGTCGATAAACTTTCTTAGTTTAACAACATTACATAAAAAAGTCAACCTTAGAAAAAGTCCGTCCACAAGGGAC